GTGCCGAGAGAAATCCCTGGTATATTACAAGCAGTTGTGAAATACTCCACTTTAGGCAGTTTTGCAAGTTGAAACTTAAACTGAGTAGGTGAGGCGTAATCAAACTTTGTAGGTTGTCTGTCGTATGCATTTGTTGTTGTCATACTTATATTTATCCATTTCGGAGGAAGGCCAAAAAAAAGGGCGACTGATTAGAGCCGCCCTTTTAAGTCTGTTGAAAACTCAACAAATATTACATCAAGTTAGTAACTTTAACTCTTTGGTAGTATCTGTTTGCGTTTGCAGAACCAGCGTTGTCCACTGCTGTAGCGATACCCGATTGAGCACCAGTTTCAGCGAATGGGTTAGCGATAAGACCATATCTAGTCTTGAAGCCAATTTTCGGTTGGAAAGTATCTTGACCAACTGCTCTCACCATTTGTAGTGGAACATATGGACAATAGAACATACCAGCGTCATAAGGTGAAGTACCTTTGTAACCAACAACATAGTATTGTGTTGCTGAGCTGTTTGCACTATACGGGTCAATGTATACTTTAAATCTGCCGTTAAGAACACCAGCAAAAGTATTGCCTGTGTCATCAACATTCAAATTGTTATTTAATGCAGGTGTGTAATCTAAAACACCAGCCATTTGAAGCGCACTTGCAACATCAGCTGAACAGATAATCATATTACCTTTTCCTCTTCTTGTTCTTTGTGCAATTCTGTTCGCATCTCTTTCAAGTTGGAACATAAGTCCTTTGAATCTTTCAACAGACCATCTTCCGTTTGAGTCTGTATCTAAATCAAAGATACCTGCTGTAGTTGTGTTAGTAGCAGCACCTTTCTCTGCGTTTGTGTAAACTGTTCTTACAACTTCTCTGTTGATTTCCGCAAGGATTTCAGCAGATAGAATGTTTGCAAGTTCAGTTTCAGCGTCTAAACCATGGATTGCTTTTAAGTCTTGAGCAAGTTCCATTGTGTATTCAGCTTTCAACGCTCTTGATTTAGCAGTAACAGTCGATTTCTCGATTGAGAATGCCATTTCAGCGAAAGCGTTTCCGTCTGCGTCACCCAATGCTTCAGCAGCTGCTGTAGTCATTGCTGTACCAGTAGTATAAGTACCAGCAGATGGTGAGTCGTTTAGAGCACCTGGATTAGTGCCTGAGTTAGCAGTAGCTGAATAACCATCTACAGCTGAACCAGCAGCATTTCTTCCAGAGAAGTCTGTATCAGCTTCGTCAAACATAGCTTCGTTGCCAGATTGTGAAGTGTATCTACTTCTCATTGCAAAGATTAGTCCAGTTGGACCAGTCATTGGTTGTACGCCTGCGATATCGTAAGCGATAAGATTTGGCATTGCTCTTCTAACAAGTGAAATTAGGATTGGATCCCAATTTTGTACACCTGTAGCTGATGTTGCGTTTGTAGGCGCAGCTTCAGATAAGAATGCTGAATCTTCTTTAGCAGCTCTTTCTTGGTTTTCAAGAATAACTGATGTAACGGCTCGTCTGTAAGAATCCTTGATTTGTGGTAAATCTGGGTGTTCTAAAACAGGCTGCCATTTCTTCTCGTGTTGTTCGGATAAGTACATTTGTTTTTTCTCCCTTTGTCCGGTTATACTAAGATATTTTCATATCTTTTGTTTTGCTTATAGCGGCAGTGTAAGCAGCCATTGCTTTAGATAGGTCTTCGTTAGAAGTTCCATCTTCAGCCGCCACATCATCTAGTGAGTCTTTGACTTCTTCTTTAATTCCAAAGTATGATTCTTTAATAGTTTCAACTTTAGTTTTAAAAGAGTCTGCGTCTGACCATTCAATTTCTTCTACTAGCTTAGCAAATTTTTCTTTTGCTGTATCAGCAAGTCCGTTTGAAGCTTCTGACATGATTTCGTTTCTTGTCTTAACTGCATTGTCCTTGTTTAATTCAACATTTTTTTCAATTTGCTCATTGAGTTTCTTTTCTAAAGATTCAATTTTATTTGCTTGGTCTTCAAGCACATTGTATCTTTCATCTGGAACATCAATGTAGTGCTCTGCAAAAAGTTTTTTAAGACCTGTGATAAAGTCTTCAGCGATTTCACCTTTGATACCTCTTTCAAGAGCGATTTCGTTTTCTTTCATCCACTCTTCAACGACATATGCTAGGTAACTGTCAACTTTTTCTGTCAGTTCTTCTTTATGCTTTGCAACATCTTGCTCGTATGTTTCTTTAACATCTGCTTCCATTGATTCAGCAATCTCTTTTACTTTAGAGTTTACCGCTGATTCAAATACGGTTGCAGCTTTTTCCTTAAATTCTTCGGATAAGTCATCTTGTCCGGCGATTAAAGCGTTAACATGTTCTTGAGTCTCTTCTTTATTCATTTTGTAAGAAGCCTTCTTCATAGAATAACTTTCTTTCTCGTCTTTTTTATCAGACTTGACTTCAGTTTCTTCTTCTTTTGAATCGTCTTTCTTACCTTTATGCTTATTAAGAGCGTCAAGAGCAGCTTTCGGCATTTCGCCTTCCTTGATTTCTTCCGAACCTTCTTCAGTTTCAGCGTTTTCCAACTTAGTATTGTGACCAGTCAATGTTGGCATTGGGTCAGCAGCACCTTGTGATTTTTGTTGGGCATCGCCAGAAACCTGTTTTGATTTTTTAGTTGCGTCAGGATTGCTATCTGTTGGTTTAACAACAGCTGCGCCTAAGTCTTCAGCATCATTTTTCAGATGGTTCGGCTCAGCCGCTACAGCATTCTTTTTAGGAGCATCAGCTTGAGGATTTGACGCCTCTGCTACTGCTTCTTGCTCTAACGCCTCTAACTTTTTTTCTGTATCGGCCATTTGAGAAATCTCCTTTTTAAAAATAACTAGTTATTTTTCTCTAATTAATAGATATTTATAAGTTTAAAGTTTTCTAAGAAAATTAGCAAACACATTCGCCTTAGCTTCCGCTAATTTGATTGACTTTGCCTTTTCAATATATTCTTTATACTCTTCAATATCCTTTGCTTTTATTACTCCATTGTCCCATATCCACTCTTTACTCTCCATAATGCCTTCAACGAAAGCGTCTGGTGCTGAGGGGTCTGCTACAATGTCAGCGGCTGTAGCCAAGTAGAAGTCTTTTCCTACATAGTTACTACCGTTCTTTTGAACCAATGAACCCATACCTCTTGAAGATACTCCTAATTGAGCGCCTTCATCAATAAGACCTTTTACAATCTTACCGTAGGGAGTGTCCATGATTTTTGCTTCACCAATAAAATTTTTACCTTCCGCTTTTAAAGAGGTAATCATATGTGATACTCTCTCTAAGTTAACTGTTGGTCCGTCAGGATGTCCCAGCTCACCAAAGGCTCTTTTTTTATCAATAAATTCTTTTGTATATCTGTCTACTTCGGTAGATAGGATATTATTTTCATAAATTCTACCGTTTCTATTCTTAATATCCGATTGTAGAAAGACACCACGAATTTTGTAGTTCTTTTTACCATTGGTTTCTTCAACCAAGTATTCTGCGTCTTGTATTTCTTCTGATATTAGTTTCATTAATTCTCTCTCGTATTAACTATTTATATGTTTTTGTTACCTAAACTCTAAAATAATTGTATAATTGTCACCGTTAGCAAAGTTCTTTGTTGATAATAGAACATCACCAGTTGGTGTCGTTGCATTATTAGTAATTTCATTACCAGCTGTTCTTAAATCAAAATAACCATTACCACTCAATAACATAGCAGTTGCGTTAGTAACTCCGTCCCATATCAATTCAACAGCAGATTTGTTATTTGCTGTGTTAATTGAATACCATACTCTCGCAAGTTTTCTGTTACCATCTTCGGTCATAAAAGTGACCTCTGAGGCGTCAATTTTCTTTACTTGTGTTTCACCGGTACCATCTGAAAAGTTTGTCATCTTTGCGACAAATTTAACACCAGATGTATCAGCAATTGTTTGTGTTGTTACTATATCAGCCATTGCTAAATCCTTTTTCTTTATGACACTCTAATAACAAACTAAACTTATCTACATTACCGTCTGTTATCACCTGAATATCTCCTGTTCCTTTTATTTTTTCTTCTACAGGTTTAAGACCGTAGTTGTCTATGCCTGTCATTGTTAAACTCTTATCATCAAATTGCAATGTTACCGTGCCTGTGCCTTCTACTTCATAATATGCATTTGCAATTGATAATTCAGATTCGTTTGTAGAACCTTTTAAAGTATCTAACTCTACAAGTTTCTCGTTTTCATTACGAGCACCAGTAACCTTATTGATTACTTTGAAACCGTCATCTACTAGTTGTGTACTATTGATTGTCATAATAAGTTTTTGATAATTCGCCTCGTTCTACTGTAGTACCTACTTTTCTAGTTCTCATATAAACTTGTACTGTGCCACCAACATCTGGTTTAGTATATGTTCTAATACCATTAGCAACAACTGAATTAGCACCGTCAGCCGAATCAGGATATGTATTAGTAGTTGTAGCAGTATTTTCATACTCCCATATACTATCTGAGTTTGGTACAGTTACCCAAGCCATATCTATTCTCCTATTTCCTTGTCCATGTAATCATAGACAACATTTGTTTGTACATTATGTTTAAGAGCAACCTTATCTATGGTTGCCTCAACTTCTTTTACAACATCAACACTATCATAATCTACCTGGCCAAAAAAGTCATTCACCACCTCTTTATGTTTAGGTGGCAATTGACTAAAAGTTTCTGTGTCAACTACATTTGGTTTAAGTAGTTGATTGAGTTTCATCATTTGCTGGCGCCTCTACTTCTAAAGCGATTTCATTACCATCTGTTCCCATCATAGTTCCAGTTTCCGGTGAGGGGTCTGTTACTGCTGGTTTTGGGTCACTAAATGGTTGTGCCTCAACATCTGAAAAGATTTTACCTGCAATATCAATTCTATGTTGGTCTAAACCATCTGCTACTTTAGCTCTTAAAGCGTCTTTAAAAGCTTCGCCTGCGTCTGCATTGTTTCCGACTGATAAGTCATCTACAAATTTCTTTACATGTTCACTCATTTTTTATCTCCTATAAGTTTCCACCAGAACCTGGAATATCTTCCGTAGGTGCTGATATAATGCCGTCATCAATTTCTTTTTTGATTTGAGTATTAATGTCTTCAATATCTCTATCAGATTGTTTAAGTATATTTTTTCTAACATACTCTACTGAATAATATTTACCAACATAATCTCTCACTTCGTTTGCTAATCTAATTCTTTCTAAAAGCATTTCGCTTTCTTTAAGTTCAGCAAAGTGTCCATCTTGTAAGAAGTCATAAGCAATAAAATCTCTTAATGTATGCCAATCTTCCTCTGTGATAACAGCTTTTAGTATTAGTTGTGTTTTTAATATGTCATTA